CCTGCGATGTGCTGGATCATTCTCCCGTCGCAATTGGAAGAAATGTGGATTCAGTATTACTTCAAATATTCGTCTGGTTATTTTTGGAACCCTATTGCAAACAAACAGATATATTGCTTCTTGAATATACCATCTGGGTACAGAAATAATTTTTGGATCGGTTGCAAGCCAGACGGAGGGAATCAGAAGATCATACTTGAAATGCAGGGGTGGGAGGTTTCGGATCACTTGTCTTTTGGTCCAACAATTCTTGATGGCCGTTGGTATAAATTAAAGGGATTTTTCAGGGTGAACACCCCAGGTGTTTATGATGGGATAGCTCGGCTTTGGCTGAACGATCAGCAGATTCTAGACGATTCAAATCTGGCGTATCGGGATGGTTCACAGGGAGGAATCGGTTGGGGAGAGGTTCAAATATGCCCCGTTTATGGAGGAATGGGCGGAGATCCAAAACCAGCGGAGGATTATCAGTATTACGATAAATTCATTATATCGGGTGATCCTTTATGAACAACATTTCCAAATCTCCGAACGAGAAACATCCGGTCTATTTCAACTTTTCGAGCGACCTTCTGCCTGGCGAAACCATATCGTCCATAGTTCTAACCTGTGTAAACGAGGCGACCGGCGTAACAAGCGCAACGACGATCATAGATTCAAGTTCGATCGCTTCTCCGAATGTTAAAGTCGTATTGAAAGGCGGTACGGAAGGGCAGAGCCACGCGATCCAATGTGTCGCAACAACTTCGCTCGGGAACACCTACGATCTTGATTTAAGGCTAGTCGTCGAGATCGACGTTGACGATTCCTTCACCAAGCAACCGGGAGATTCGTTCGTCTTCGGTGTCGATTTTACGAACCGGCTTGCCGATGCGGAAACCGTTGCGACGGCTGCCGTGTCAGCCCTGAAGGAGTCGGACGGAAGTTCGGTCTACGGGAGCGTCGTACTTGCCCCGTCCGTTATCACGCCAATGGTCGGCGTTCCCGTACTGGCCGGCGTGAGCGGATACACCTATCTAATTGCTGTTCGCGGGATCACTTCCTTGGGGTACACTTACGAAAAGTTCATTCGCATGACCGTGCAGGAGTTTTAGTTGAAGATCAAATACCAGACAGTCAGCGAAGTAGACAAGGGGATCAACAAGCAACTTCCCACGAATAAAGTGTATTGGTCAACGGGAAGGAACGTGAGATTTACCCCGGGTTATGTATCCAAAACCCTCGGGAAGACCGTCTTGGGAACGACGCCTGGCGCAGAACCAATCAGAGAAGTCTTCTCCTTCATCGGTACGGATGGAGTCGTGCGTTCCATCGTTTGCTGCGATTCTGTGATCTATGCCGCCAATGCAACCTTCTCCGCGTTTTCCGTGATTACCCCTGCGGTCGCGCCCACGGGAGGGGCATCTGACATCTGGCAATTCGAGCTTGTGGGCGGGCTTCCGATCCTTTCCAACGGTAAGGACGCGATCTGGAAGTGGCCTGTTTACGGATCCATCCTAGTCCCTCTGGCTGGAGCTCCCACGTACGCGAAGCGACTTTCATCTTGCATGAATCGCCTGGTAGTGTCGAACTTGAGCGAGGGAGGTTATGCCTATACCGGCCGGATTCGCTGGACTGAAATGGGGAACCCGGAAAACTGGACGATCGATCTAACGGGAAAATCAGGTCGGTTCGATCTGATGAACTATTCTTCAGGGAAAAACGCCTTCGAGAACGTGAAGGCACAAATCTCCATCGACCACAAGGTTTACTTTTGGGCCGATAAAAATATATGGGGCTCGGATTTCTCCCTTCCGATCCGGCAATTCCTGATCGTTGCGAAGGACATCGAACTCATTTCTTCCAGAGCAGTCTGTCATAGAAAGGGGATCATCTTTTTCATCGGAAAGGATGACATCTATCGATTCACCGGAGGGCAGCCGGAACCGATCGGCGCATCGATTCGGGACGAACTGTTCGACAACATCAACAAGTCAGCGCTTCACGCCGCCTTTTGTTTTTCGCCTCACGGCACGAAAGAAATTTGGTTCTGCATTCCCACCGGATCTGGCACGGTCGCGGACACGGCCTTTGTCTATAACTATGAACTCGACAACTTTACGATCGTGGATGTGGATTTCTCCTGCCATTCGGAATCGAACCTTTCCGGCGTCCCAATAGATGTGGTTGGGAATTCGGAAGGGAAGATCATGCAACTCGATAGCGGATTCAATAATCCTGGTGGGGCGATTCAAGGAATCGTCGAGACGGGAGACATGAACCTGGACCTCCCGGACACGATGAAGCACATCTCTGACGTTTTGATCGAACTGGCCGCTCAGGACGAAGTGAACGAACTCATGGTGCAGGTCGGCTTGAAAAACCGACTGTCGGACGATACCGCATGGTCGGACCCGAATCCTTTTACGATCGGCGTATCCGACTTCTGCGACTTCTGCGAATTCAGACGGGAAGGGAAGTACATCCGGCTTCGGTTCTACTCCGACCAGTTGGATTCCCCGTGGAAAATAATCGGATACACGCTAAAATACGAGACAGGAGGGACGAGATGACGGATGTTTTGGGAATGAAGCCGCCTGACGTTGCTGCGAAGAGCCCGGTAATTATCGGGTTGATTCCGTGCCAGAACAGGTTCTTTCTTGACGCGGTGTGGCCCTCCATCAAGCCGGGAGTCGAGGAAATCGCCCAGCTTGCCTTGGGCGAATTCGAGTCTTATTGGGTCTGGCAGCAGATATTCTCCGGGCAACAGCAACTTTACGTAGGATATCTGGACAGAACAGGCACTGCGACCCCGGAGAGGTTTCAGGAAATGTTCATCGAAAAATTACGAACGCCGGAAAAGGATTTCGTGGGATTTTTCCTGCTTGATGTGTTCAGGAAGAAATCAGTCCACGTGTTCGCGGCCTACATCATGCCGGAGTATCGGGATAAGAACCTGTGGGAAATCGGGTACGACTACATTGAGAAACAGGTCAGGGCGATTGGCGCTAAAGAGTTGACCGTCACGATGCCGAAGGCAACGCTCGAATCCATGAAGAAACGTGGATTCGAGGAAGGACTGCTCAACATGAGGAAGATACTTTAATGGGCGGCGGCGGCGGAAGCAGCGATTCCACCACAACGATGTACACGAATCTGCTACCGACCTATATCCCAGGCGTGCAGGAAATGGTGGAAGACTGGATGGCTGCTGCAAGTGCGCTTTCATCCAGTAACTTTTCCGCATATCCAGATCCAACCTATGCGGACCTGAACGCCGATGAAGTGGACGGGATCGACGCCGTCGCCGTCAGGGGCGGTTCGGGAAGCGCGATCGAACTGGACGGCAAGACCATACTTCGCAACCTGTACGACGGACTTTACATCAACGTGAATCCCAAGATATCCGCGGCTTATGCGGCTCAGATAGCGGCGCTCCTGGAAGAATTCGATGAGGAAACGCTTCCCCAAGTGCGCGGGGATTACGCCTTCGCTTGGGGAGGAAGCGAACACAACATCGCTGAAGCTAGAGTATCGAAAAAGATGATGGCGAAGATCAACGAGATCGCCAAGCAGTTTTACGACGACTACACGAACGAAAGAAGTCTACAGCAGCAGGGAATGGCCCATGCCACGCCTTACGGACTTCAGTGCATCCGGGACATGGAGATGCTTAGGATGGCCGGGGTTTACGATAGGGAATTTTCACAGGGAGCACTTGTGGACGATTGGCAGCGGTGGAACGAGGAAATAATACTGCCGGTGAGGAACCTGGACATTCTCGGAAACGCGGTGAGGACGGTCCTTTCGACCTACAGGCAGCAGACGACGCAATATTACAAGCCTCCGGTATGGGCGCAGATCGCAGGTCTGGCGATAACTGGTCTTTCCCTGTATTCGATGTTCTCCGGTACTTCCTTGTCTCCTTATGTGAATCCAGGCATGAAGGCACTTGGTGCGGGAGAAGGATTCGGTGCGGGCTGGGGTCCGGCGGCTCCAGGCCCCAACGTAGCATAAGAAGGGGGATCTGATGGGCGGCGGAGGCGGCGGAGGCACGAACACCACAACCGTAAGAAGCGTTCCGGATTGGGCGATACCGTATGTGACGGCATACGGTCAGACGGCCAATGATCTTTGGCTTGCGGATACTCTTTCGGCATACACCGGGGAAATAATCGCCGATCAGCCGGACAACGAAGTTGCGGGTATCGCCGGTCTTGCGGCCCGAGGTAGGTACGGAGACGAGGTTATTTCCAAGGCGATTACATACGAAAGGGACGCGATCAATGGCGGTTATTTGCCGGGAACAAAGGCGAACTTCCTCGCAGTACTCGCTCTTGTCACCGGGAATTCCGCCACCGATTTCGTGAACGTGAATTCGCGCATCGGGAGAAAACCGTATTTCATAAACGATCCAGATTCGACCTATCTTGCACAGTCATTAGTTACGGGTGTCCCTGCCCTCTACAATGCACGAATGAGTGCCTTGCTCTACAACGATAACTACCAGAGAGAACGGAAGATGCAGGATTACGCCCTTGCCTATGGCGTGGAGATGGGGAAACACGCGGCAATAGACGCTGAGGCACTTCGCCGCGCAGGGCTGTACGTGCGCGAGTATACCCAGGGAACCTACGAATTGGCGCACAAACTGTTCATCGAATCGCAGGAAATGGCGGTAGCCAACCTGGAAATCTTCGGGAACGCCATACGCGCACTTACAGGAAGTCAGCAGACCTCGACGCGGACTGGCATGGAAGAGAACAAGATGATGTCCGTCGTCGGCGGTGCAATTACCGGGGCGATCATCGGCTCGATCATCCCGGGGGTTGGAACACTTGTCGGCGGAATTGTCGGAGGAATCATCGGATGGTTCGCTTAAAGGGGGAACGAAATGGCTGAATACGGATTCCCGGATCTTCAGAAACCGAACCTTTTCCGTGACTGGTACGAGATGTTTGTCGCGGACAAGAAGGCGAAAAAATCGATCCCTCCGTCTCTGGATACGTCTTCCCCTGCATTGGTCAGACCTATTCTTCCTGATTCTACTTTACCTTCAGGGGCAAACGTACAACCGACACCCACGCCATCGGCGCCGGCATCTCCGATTCCAGCGGCGGAACCATCGTGGACGGATAAATTGAATGCCGGCCTACAGGATCCCTCAAAAGTCGGATTGCTTACCGCGGGCCTTTCGATGCTGTCAACGCCCCCGCGCGAGGTTCCGTACAGTGCCGGTGAGATCATCGGTAAAGCCGGCCTTGCGGGGATTAGCGCCTTCCAAGGCGCAGTGAAATCTTCCCGTGAGGCGAAGAAGTTAGAGATGGAAGCACAGGAGCACAAGGATCTTGCCGGTTATCGAGCGGCCCAGGCGCGACACCTGGACAGCTTGAATACGGAGATCCAAGGTAGATTGAGGGCCGGCGAGGAAACGGAGAAAATCTATTCCGATTCAGTCGCAAGCGGATTGGACAAGACCATCGAATCGCAGTATAACCTTCCGGTCGGCACGGGGAAACTGGTTCTCAAGTCGTCTCTCAAGTCGGGGAAAGGGATCCACGATATGTTCAAGCAAAGCTCAGTGGATCCGAAGGATCAGGAAATTCCCGAGGACATCGTTCCGCTCCTTGGATTCCCAGAGGGATCGAAAATAAAATGGAGTCAAGCCAGTTCCGTCGCAACGCTCATGCCTAAGCCGGTCAAGGAAAAAGAATGGAAGCCGGATCCTTATACGGACTGGCGTGATAGATTCCAGGCCGAGAAAGGAAGACCGCCGACCACGAAGGAAATCGCGGACTGGCATAGGGCTCCATCAACGGCCACAGGCAAACCGGAGGGGCAGGCGAAGGTGGGTATTATTGGACAGGTGAACCGGGAAATGGTGAACCGCTGGTATCCGAAACTTCAGGCCGCGATGCCCCCAGGTGCAGAGTCCATGCAGAAGATCAAGGAGATACAAATTCAGATCGGTATGGGCGATCAGGTCAGTGGGGGAGTCAACGATGCACGGATGAGGGCGGAATTCGGGAAATACGGACTGGACGTAAAGGAATACGAATGGGTGAAAACGAGAGCAGAGGATCTTGTCGGTTCCGGGAAAAACCCGAGCGCGGCAATAAATCAGGCGGAAGCGGAATTTGCGGCGAAGAACCCGAAAAAGGGTGAGCCGCAGATTCCCGCGAACCTGAAACCGATCATCGATCCCACGACCGGGAAGCAGAAAACCGTGGGCGGCCGGCCAGCATATCAGGATCCGAAGGAACCCGGAAAGGTCATCATCTACTGATGCAGGAACTTGACCTGAAAGATGTGAAATTCGATCCCGTCGAGATCGACGCGGACAAGGTTGTTTTCGATGAGCCGCCGAAAAAGAAGCCGTCACTTCTGGATTCGGCATCGAGGTTGCTTTCGGGCGTGAGGATCCCTTTCTCTGGTGTCGAGGGTGTCTATTCGGGCGAGATGCCGGTGCCGTCGCTCCCCGCTGTCGTCCCTCCCAAGATCCCATTTTCCGGTATCGAAGGCGCTCCAACGGGCGAGATGCCGGCACCACCCGTAATCGGAACCGGGATCGAGCGGCAAGCGGCCCAGGCCGGCGCCGCCTTCGCCGGTGGGACGGCTGCTTTTGGCAAAGGAATAGGAGACATAGCCGAGTATATTGGGAAACCTCTTGGCGTCCCGCGATCGGAGAAATGGGATCGCATGGTGGGATGGTGGGCCGAAA